CACGGCCAACGATGCTTTTTTCGATGCCTGGGCGGCGGGGACGCCGAAAAAAATGGACATCACCTTCACCGGCAAACTGATCGTGACAGGCCAGTACTACTCGCTGACCATCAGGTTGCCGCATCTGCGTGTGGACACCCCGGAGGCGGCGTTTTCCGGCCCGGGCAAGATCCCCTTTTCGATGAAGCTGTCCGGCTACGGTACCGATACGGCGCCGGCGGGCATGACCGACCTGACCGAGCCGCTGCAGTTCGAACTGGTCAACACCAAAACCACTGGTCTTCTGGCTTAGGTACCCTCCATGGATGAGACATTGAAACTCGCCGACATCATCGACACCCGGGACGAACAGCCACCGATCTGGGTGGCCTACCCCGGCTCCGCGACTTTCGAGGTCCTGGCGCGGCCGATCGGCGGCAAGCATCAGGAGTTCGTGGAGGCGGCAACCGAGCTGCAGTGGGATCTGGCCCTGATGAAGAAGCGGCCGGTGTTCAGCAGCGACAAGTATCAGGAGATGTTTGGCGACTACGTGATAGTCGACTGGCGCGGCCTGACGGTTGCGGATCTGCGGCGGCTGGTCCTGATCGAGGACTTTCAGAAGCTGAAAGGCTTCACCGGGGAGATCGCCTTCGACAAGACCTCGCGGCGACTCCTCATGACCTGGGCGCCCGGTTTTACCGCCTGGCTGAACCGGGTCACCTTCGACATCGAGCGCTTCAACGCGGAGCGGGAGGCCGAGGCCGAAAAAAAGTCCTAGAGGCGGTGCAGTTCCAGCTCGACTATCCGAAGGTCGAGTGCAGGCAGTGCCGCCAAAACCTTGAAGACGACGAAATTGAACCGGAATGTGCAGGCTGTCCGGTTGATGGCTGGGATATGCTGACCCGGCGACTCTTGGCCCTGCATGACCGGTGCTGCCCCTGGGGCGACCTGGTCATGTCGGCAGTGCCCCAGGCCATGGACGATCTGGAGATCGCCCCGGCCGATCGCCGCCTGGCCAGGCGCTGCCTGATCGGCATCCATCGAACGATCAAACAGTATCATCAACAACGAACCGCGACCATTTAACGACCATGCCGCAACAGAACGCCAAAGTAGCTATCGAACTGTACGTCGACGACAAGGGGTCGGTGCGGGTTAAGGAGTTCTCCGGCAAATCGCAGGAAGAATTCCGCAAGGTCGAGTCCTCCGGGTCCGGGGCGGCTGATAAGATCGGCGGCTCCTGGTCGAAGGTGGTCGGCGTCTGGGGCATGGTTACCGCTGCGGCGACAGCTGCTTTTGCCGCCGTCTCCGCCCTGGTGATCACCTCCGCCAAAGAAGCAAAAGAGCTGGAAAACCTGGCCCGGCTGGCGAAAATGGGCAGCGGCGAGTTCAAGGAATACGCCTATGCCGCGGAGTCCGCCGGGATACCCCTCGATAAGTTTGCCGATATCAGCAAGGACGTCCAGGACAAGCTCGGCGATTTCATCGCCACCGGCGGCGGCGAGTTCCTGGACTTCATGGAAAACGTCGCGCCCAAGGTCGGCTTGACCGTCGAACAGCTGCAGAAGCTCTCTGGCCCGGACGTGCTGGTGGCGGTGAAAAAGGCCATGGATGACGCCAATGTCAGCGCCGCCGAGCAGGTCTTCTATCTGGAATCGATAGCCGACGACGCTACCCTGCTGATTCCGCTCCTCGAGAAAAACGGCCAGGCGCTGAAAGAGCAGGCCGCCCGGGCCAAGGAGCTGGGCATTGCCCTGAGCGAGGTCGACAGCAAAAAATTGAGGGAAGCCGGCGCGGCGACCAGGGAAGCCACCAGCGCCTTCGGCGGCCTGAAGGATTCCATCGCCGCCGAACTTGCCCCGGTCTTTGCCGATTTCATGAACTGGGCGACCGACCGGATGGTTGATTGGAAAGATGAGATACGAGCCGTATCTGGGGCGATTCTCGGCGCCGGCGAAAGCGTCTTCTATTTTTTCAGAGGAGGCTTCCAGGCGGTCGCCGCCGCATCCTTGGCAGTCTCCGGAGGCATTTTCAAAATCATTGAAGGGGTAACCGGCCTGACGGACAAGCTCCATATTACCAACAATGCAGCGGCTGAGTGGAAGATGAATGCCGAAGCCGCCTTCGGCGCAGCCGATGAGTTGGCTATGAAGGCTAACCAGTCCTACCAGATTATGCTCGGATCCACTGAGGCTGTTGCAAAGAGCCAGGCCGCGCTGGCTCAGGAAGGCGCCAAGGGGCAGAAAGGTCTTCAAAACGAGATTAATCGGACAACCAATGCCCTCAAGTACCAGGAGAAAGAGCGGCAGAAAATTCTCGACAAGCACAAGTCGGAAGCCGAAAAACAAGCCGACGCCGAGAAGGAAATGTACGAAGAGGCCGGCCTTGGCGCTGAAAAGTATTTCTCCTCTGAAGCGACTGAATTGGTGCGAAAGGCTGCACGATGGAAAAAAGCCGGCGCCGATGTGTATTCGGTTGAGCAATGGCTCTATGACCAGCTGGGCAAGCTCGCCGACAAGGCCTTTGAAGCAGGCGAACTGGCGGCAAGTCAGAATGTGCAATCGATCAAGGACATGACCGGCACCATCACGGAGCAGTTTAACGAGGCAGAAACCGACGGAGCCAAAGCCCTGGAGAGATTGGGAATGAAGGCCGACGAATTGAACGGCAAGGAGATAGTCCTGGCCGCCCGCCTAGATGGCAGCGCGGTGGTCACGGGGGTCAATAGCTTGATCCAAGATATACAGCGGCTGAACACCGAGGTGTCCGCCGCCACCTCATCCGTCCCGGCAGTATCAACACTCGCATCAGGCGGCTATCAGAACACCGATCCCAACATGTCGGCAAGCCAGGTCGCGGCGGCCGAATCGGCTTATTACGGCAAAAACGCGGCTGGAACCACTATCATCAACTTCAACCAACAAATGAGCCGGTCGGACGCGGTGGCGATCGCCAATGAAACCAAGCGGCGGGAGGCACGGAGCTGATGGCAAAGCCAAGATTCGAATTAGGGGCCAATGTCCTGCAGTTCTCGCGCAGCATCCGCTTCCCAGTGGAGAAACCCCACGAAAAATTACAGATAACCGACCGCACCGCCGGCGGATCGTTGCAGGTCGAGGATCTGGGCGTCGATATCAAAACCCGCGTCCTGTCATTCAAAAACCTCCCGCAGACCGACTATGACACCCTCTGTAACTGGTTTGACACCATCGCTTGCGGGGCGCTCAACCCCTTCACCTACTATGACGAGGATGGGCAGGCCATGACGGTGCGGATGCTGACCAGCCCCTTCAACTTCCCGGAAACCAGCCACCAGCGGTTTTCCGGCGAGCTGCTCCTGGAGCTGGTCTGATGCGCAGCGACCTGCCCGCAGCCTTTATTGCCGCCAAGGACAGCAGCAGCCGCAGGCCCCGGCAGCTCCTGGTCCTGCAGTTTCCGGTAGCCGGCAACGTCTATCTCTCGGACCAGAACATCACGCTCGGCGGCGTGACCTACCAGGCCCTGGTCGAGGATTGGGGTGAACTGACCGAGGCGGCGGGGACCGACAGCGATTTCACCGCCGAGGTCCGGCAGATGTCGATAACCCTGCTCAACGGCGGCAGCCGCCCGATTTCCGATCTTTTTCTTCAGGAGGATCCCGAGAACGTCGAGGCCCTCCTCTATCAGTGGTTCGCCGGCCTGGCCGATAGCGACAAGGCCCTGGTCGACCGCTTCGTGGTCCAGGATCCGATCAAATTTGATGAATCATCTCGGCTTTTGACCCTGGACCTGGTGTCGGTCAACATGCGTTACGTTGGCCGCTGCGGCGCCACGGTCACAACCGAAACGTGGCCCGACGCCATGCCGGCACATGTCGGTCAACACATCCCCCTGATTTTCGGCGAGGCCGGTGAGTGTAAAACCCTCTGCGTCAAGACCGCGCCCAAGGCCACGCTCAGGGGGTCGATCGCCCGGGGCTCGCTGACCGTCGAATGCAACGAGTCCCTGGCCCCATTCCCCGCCGCCGGCATCATCCAGGTCGAGGATGAGCAGATCCAATACAGTTCCCGCGGCGACAAGGTCTTTACTGTCCAGGCTCGGGGCTACGGCGGTACCGAACCGGAGAGCCACCCCGACAACGCCGAGGTCCACCAGCTGATCACCGACCATACGTATATAGTCGGGGAGATGCCGGGCGGTACCATCACCAATGTTAAGGTGGATGGCTATCCGGCGCCGGCTGGCATCTATACGACCTCGCTGACCGGCACCTACGGCCAGATCGTTTTTAGCCAGAAGCCCTACTCATGGCAGTTCGCCGCATCCGCCCAAGATTATCAGCCGCCCGGCTGGCTCGTGGCGGACGGGAATACGGCCTGGCAGGCTCACTTTGCCGTCGATGCCGACAAATCCAGCTCCAGCGCCCTGGTCAGTCAGTCGTATCCGACACTGGCGCTGGCGCTCGGCGCTGACCCTTTGCCCGATCTCGGGCTGATAGTGACGGCGTATCTTGAGGTGCAGCATTGGGCCAGCAATCTCTATCAGCATGATTATTGCGACGTATGGGTTGATGGTGTCGGTGTCGTCGGCCGCCTGGCCCGACCATCGGTCGATGATGTCATCGATCTGAACGCCAATGTCGATATCGATCATCCGCATGGCAACACCCAGCCGGGACTCGCCACCAGCGACCCGACCCACCCGCACAATACCGGGGCCACCGCCGGTCGGGCGGCGAACGGCGCCCCCTCGTCATTCGGCCATGGCATCGGCTCGAACGGGGCATACGGGACCACGAAGGAAACCACCGTCTGGTTTAACGACCTGTCGGCAGAGGCCATCAGTTCCACCATCAGCGTCAACGTCAGCACTATTCGGAGCGGCGGCACGGCACGGATAGATTTTATTGAGATAATTACAGAGTGGGGCGGAACTCTGCTATTGGATAACTTCGATCCCGTCACCGGCGCGGTTGGCACCATCACCCTGGCCGGCGGATCATGGCCGCGGCAAGCCAGCAATCAGAATTATTGGATAAAAATCAGAACGGCTCTGTACGTCAATAACGGCTCGGTAACTGTCTACTATAAGCTGCCCCTGATCTCCTACTCAGCCCTGCTCAAAACGGTAGACGTCAACGACACCGGGGTGTCGGCGTATGTTAACAGCGCCGGCCGGGTTTCTGATCTGACAACAGATAACCGCATCATCGATTTCACCGAAATGGGCTCTCCGGCGCGGACCTTAACCGACAAGTTTGATCTGAGCGATTACGTATTGCCGACATGGGACTGGTTCGTCGGGCGGCGCATCGAGATCCGCTATGTCAACGCCGGTAGCGACAGCGTCAATGTCTTCATTCCCTGGCTGACCTTCACCATCGAGTACCGGCCCAGGCAAAAGGTGTTCAGCGACGCGGTCACGGCCACGGCGGCAAGCAGCGGCGGCAACCGGCCGGATCAGGTGCTGCAGGTTCTGCTCGGCAAAGCCGGTTTGCCGGCAGGCTTTGTAGATACCGCCGGCTTTGCCGATGCCGGCGCCGAGTACGCCAGCCGCGCCTACGCGATCGACGGGGTGGTTGACGGCGAGCTGACCGTCCAGGATGCCGTGCGCAAAATCTGCCGCCAGGCCCGCTCCAGGCTGTTCTGGAGCGGCGGCACGGCCAAGCTGGTGCTGCGCCGGACCTCGGCCGAGCAGACCGTGACCAAATACCTCGGCCCGGACAATTATCAGCTGAAATCGATCAGGGCCGAGCGGCAGCCGGTCCGGGACCTGGTCAACCACATCGAACTCGGGTATCAGGTCGACCGGTTGTCCGGCGCATATCTGGCGACGGAGATCAGGCGGGACGCGGCGTCGATCGCCGCCCACGGCCAGCGGGAGCAACCCGATCAATTCCAATTCGACCTCGTGCGCTCGCCGGCCATGGCCGCCGATCTGGCCGGCTATTATCTGGATACGCTCGCCAGCCCCAGCACGTACTGCCAGTTCAATGCCTACCTGGAGCAATTCGAGCTGGAGAAGGACGACGTGCTGGGCCTGACCTCGGCCGGGTTCCACAAGATGCGCAAGATGCCGCTGAGGGTAAGATCGGTCGATCGACTATTCGGCAGTGGCAAGAACCGAGCCATCAACCATCTGCGGATAATCGCCGAGTGTTTGCGCTACATCCTGATCGAGCACGGCGTGACCGACCAGGTGCTGATCCTCGACAGTCTGACCGCCATTAGCGCCGCTGTGGTGGCTCAGGAGGAACAGATCCACGTGCAGGACGCACTGGTTGCCGCGGATGCCATGCTCGTGGGCGATGTGGTCACGGCGATGGACGTCTTGCGCATGGTTCAGGGTTTTATCGGCAGCATGGCCGAGACCGTCGCCGTGAGCGATGCCCTGACCATGGGCATGCGGGCCAAGTTGGCCGAGACCGTCACGATGCTCGACAGTTTGACGGCATGGAACAGTTTCGGTTTTGGTAGCCATGAGTTCGGCACGTATGGCTTCGGCGGGATTAGAGAGTTGAAGGCCAGCAGCCCGGATGAGGTGTTGATCCTGGATCAATTGGGCACCGCGACAGGGGGGCGACTGACCGACACCGTTACCGTCGCGGATGAGATCATCTTCAGTGACGGTTTTGGCTCCAGGGGTCACTTCGGCGTCGGGGTCGGCAGCATTCCGTTTGGACACTAAATGTAAAATAGGAGATTTGAGATGCGTGAAAACATGAAAATAACCGGCCGGGTCCATTTCTTGATCAAGGACGAAACAGGCCGGGTCAAGGTGGATGAATGGCATGATAATCTGGTCGTCACCAGCGGCAAAAATTATATCGCCGACCAGGTCGGCGATCGAGGCCTGGCGCCGATGAGCCATATGGCCGTGGGTACGGGCACGACGGCCGCCGTCGCCGGAGATACGGCCCTGCAGGCCGAGCTCGACCGCAATGCGCTGACCAGCATCACCCAGGGCAGTGGCGGCGATGCCAATAAGGTCGACTACGTTTGCGACTGGGCGGCGGGAGACGGTACCGGAGCGATTACCGAGGCCGCAATATTCAACAGCGCCGCCGCGGGGACGATGCTGTGCCGGTCGGTGTTTCCGGTCAAAAACAAAGGCGCCGCCGACACCCTGTCAATGACCTGGGTCTTGACGTTTTCCGCTTAAGGAGTGAGACATGAGTAATACATACACGGCCAAAATCAGGATGCGGATGCCGGGCGCCGGCGACTATGACTGGGATGACGAGTGGCACGATAATGCCAAAATAGATGATGTCGTCGTCGGCGCCCTGCTGTCGACCGGCAGGGTGATTACCGGCGGGGCGGTCACCGATGGCGGAGGTCTCACCGCCAGTGTCGCGGCAGCCGTAGTGCGCCTGAGCAACGGGCAACTGATGGATATCGCCGCAGGCAACCTGGAGTTGTCGGCGGCGGCGACCGGCACGGATGCCAGCGGCAACGTGCGGACCGTGGCAAACTGGATCTACGTCAACGGCTCCGGCGTCCTCACGACGGCGGTGGCGCCGCCGTCAGGGGACTATATCCCCATCGCCCTGGTCGACACCAGCGCCACCGGTATCCTGCGGATCGCCGACCTGCGGCCGATGTTTGTTGATAACAGCATCATTCCCGCGGTCGAGCAGATCCTCGCCACCTCCGTAAATATCGTCGATGCCGATATTTACAACACGTTGGCGGATTCGGATGGCGGAGCTTGGACGGATAAGGCGCTCACTCAATTATGGTATTGGGAGACTTTAAATACAGCTACACGGGGGGCGACCAGGGAGTTTCCGGCGATTGTCAGCATCATCGCCGAGACAACCCAAATAACACTCAACGATGCCACAGCACTCGGTTGCCCGATGTGGAGAGTAATGGATTTCACCGGGAAAACGATCACATCTGTAGCCATGCGAGAGGGGGTCTTGTGCGTTGGAACTGCTGCCCATGGCCTATACCGGTATGATTTCAATTCCGGGGCTGAGACGTGGTATACGACAACCTCAACTCCAGCGATTTTGAGCAATGTGATCAATGATGTAGCCATGACCACCATAGACCGAGCACCAAACGCCTATGGCCTGCTCGATCCGGTTATTGTAGCCGCCACCAATAGTGGTGACTCAATAATTGATGGCCCTGCTGGAGTTGGGACTGTGGTCAATGCGACATTTTTAAGCCAGAGCGGAAACAAGGTGTTTGCTGTAAACGTCGATGATGATGGCTATATCTACTCGCTTCTTGGCTACGGCGATGTCCATCCGTATGCATTGTATCGTTTTGCGATTCCCAATGTAAATACGGTATACAACTCCACATATCGTATGTCTACTGCCGGAATCCCGGCGTTGATGGGTGATAATACCGCAGCAAAACAGTTGAAGACGCTTTATAACAATTATGCGGCCGGGGGGCTGTCGGGGCTAACGCGCATTAGCGATGATCGCAGCATGACTGCCCACATCACCAACGCCTATAACACCGGCTGGATGAAGGGAGATGTCAGGCGAGCGTACTTTTGCGATGCTGAGGGGACAACTGAAACGCTTCAGAGCCTTGTCACCAACGGGACTTTTAATACTGATGCAAGCGGATGGACAGGAGGATTGAACACAACACTCTCAGTTGTATCCGGAAAATGCAGACTCCAGCTATCCGGTGGAGTTGGTCTATATCCTAAGATGGGGCAGTCAATCGGCGCACTAATATCTGGTGATGTTATCAGTATATTTATTGGGCTGGCCGATAAGATCACTGGTAGTAACATACGCATGGGTATTAGCACAAATGCCCCTAGCGGCAGTAACGATTCCCAACCAAGTGCCACAGCTATATATAACAGTTCTGTAGATATTAATGATGGGTGGTTTACATATACCGCTACATCGTCAGCAGTACATTATTTACACCTGTGGTTGCAAGACAGCGGAACGGCAACTGATATTTATTATGACAATATTATTATATCTAAAAAAATCCTTGACCGATCAGTAAAAGCCTCTTCCCTCACAGTCAACGGCACCCTCCTGAGATCACCAGTTGCTGAAGGGGCGGAGTTGCAATGCGTTTCTGGTTTCTCCACAACCAACTACGGTGTGGAGTCTTACAGTGCTGATTTGGATTTTGGGACTGGGGATATGTACGCATACCTGGTTGTTATCGCCAGCAATATAACCACCAATCAAATACTGCTCGACAGGCAAGACGGGGCATATGGAACCCGCATGTCCATATATATTAACAGTGCAGGAAATTTTGTGGTGCAAACAAAATCAGGAGTGCTGTCAGTACCAGCAATTGCCAACCAACCTGTATTGATTGGATTGACTAGAAGATCAGGCGTGCTCTATGGATTCATGAATAGCACAGTTTTTGGTTCTGTTGCCAATGTGGAATCGCTGTCTGGGAATTTCCCCTTATATGTGGGTATTGGTGGAGCAACTATTCCTGCAACTCCAGCAACGAATTGTAAAATTGTACTCTACAAAATAGGTGCAGGCTCGCTCACTGACGCTGATATCGCAAAGATCTACCGCGATGAACTCCGGATGTGCCAACCAGAAAGCAAGTGCACCCTGCAAAGCTCAGACAGCAACGTATATGCGCTATCTCATGATGCAACAACAGATAGCCTCTACGTTGGCGGAGCGGACAAGATCACCGTCTTCAACGGCCTGACCGTCGTCAATACCCTGGACACGAGTCAAGTGAAGTCGTTAAGCGCAAAAAACAAAATTCTGCTGAACGGGAACTCAGCGAACGCCAAAGTGAACATTCCTCAGATCAATCTCAAAAGCAGATTATTGGGGGCGTAGGCAACTACACTAAATAAAGGGATAAATCATGATGCAAGACGATAAGCGCAATCCGATAGGTGTTTTCCTGGCATGGCTGATAATGGTGCTGGGCGCAGTATTGTTTGCCCTGATCACCGGATGTGCAAAGGAATCGACAGTTACCGTGCAGCCATTGGTTGTCACCGAGCAATCGTTTGATGAGTGGATAGCTCAAGACTTCAAACCAGTTGACCCCATGACAAGTTATAGCAGCAAGGACAGTTCCGGCGATTGGACAGCCTGGAATAAGTTTTGGTTCGCCTTCGCCGTTGGTGGTCAGACCGCAGACATCATCAGCACTCGCACGGCGATATCCAGAGGCTGCGCGGAAGGCAATCCCCTCTACGGTAAAGATCCATCCACAGGGTCGCTGCTACTGGTCAAGGCCGGCACCCTGGGCTTGGCCTACCTTATCACGGAATATTTACTGGATGAGCAACCGTTACAGCAGACCTATCGCAACTGGCTCTACGGATTCATGGCTGTCTCAGGATTCGGAGTTGCCGGCTGGAACGCGTCACTGGATTGCAGAAATTGACTACAAAATTTTGAGATTGAGGTACGACGATGAAAAACCTGACCAGATTGTTTTCCCATCTCGCTCTCCTACTGATCACCGCGCTTTTCCTCACTGGCTGTGCAACTCAATCCCCCCTTGATCAGGTAAAAACAAGCGGCGCACCCGGGAGCGGCGAAGCCGCAATAACTGTCGCCTGTTTCGAATATCAGAAATTCAAGGACGAACAGGAAATGTCCATGTATTCAGGGATGAATAGTGCTGACAAAGAAAGAGCGCTGAGTACTCGGTCAATGATGCAGGCCGCCGTTGCGCTGGCGGGGAAGGATAAAGATCAGTGCAGGCCGGGGACGAATGTCTGGGATGCCACCATCGCATGGGTCAAAGAGCGCGAACAGACCAATCGCGTATACGCGCATGAGGGCGGAAGTACTCTCAGATTCGCGTCAGGAGTTAGTGGTGGAGTTATGGCGCTCGATAAGCTGGGCGGCATGGTGGGTGATAAAGTCGCCGGGAATAAAACTGAGTCTGGTCGAGACACAAACCAGGCTCAAGAGGGGATTTCGAATTCCGGCACCAATACGGCGACCGAAACTCATTACACTCAGACTCAAGTGTCTCATGGCAACGGGTCCATCGAGCCGGCTTCGACCAACACAGCACCGTCGTCTTCTCCGGCGCAAACCACCACGCAAACCAAGGATAACACGACAACCGATAACCATAGCACGGTGCCGGCACAACAATAAGCATAGACGGACGGGACGGGGATGCTAGTAACATCCCCCAACCACTCGTCCGTGTTAAAGCACGGAAGGGGGCGACAGGGTTCACCTGCTTAGTCCCGATGCTGGGTAAGCACGCGGGGTGTTGTAGCAGATGAGCCGTTAAATTTAAAGGCAAAAATGAAAGGAGTTATACCTTATTTCGGCGGCAAGTCACGACTGGCAAAAACCATCATCGGCAAGATCCCGGAGCACACATGCTATGTCGAGGTGTTCGCTGGCGGTGCCAGTGTCTTCTTTTCAAAAGATCCATCCCGGGCCGAGGTAATAAACGACCTCGACCGCGACCTGGTCACCCTTTACCGGGTAATCAAACACCACCCGGAAGAACTGTATCGACAATACAAATTCAGCCTGGTCTCCCGATCGGAGTTCGATCGGGAACAGCAGGTCAACCCTGAAACATTGACAGACGTCCAGCGGGCGGCCCGCTACCTGTTCCTGCAAAAATGCGCCTTCGGCGGCCATGTCACCGGCCAGACCTTCGGCACCTCGACAACAGGGAAACCACGGTTCAACCTCCTTACCCTGGAAAGCGCGATAGAAGAGGCCTGGCGCAGGCTGATCAACGTGGTAATTGAGTGCAAAGACTTCCGCGACCTGATCCCCAGGTACGACAGGCCGCACTCGCTGTTCTTCCTGGACCCGCCATACTGGAATATTCCCGGCTATAAGTACGATTTTACCGAACAGGACTTCATCGACCTGCGCGGTCTCTTGTCCGGCATTCAGGGCAAGTTCCTCATGACGATCAACGATACACCTCAAGTCAGAGATATCTTCAAAGACTTTTCTGTGGAGGGAACAACTCTAAAGTACTCTTGTTGTTCCTCGAAAGCAGGAAGGGCAAAAACAAGGAACGAACTGCTGATTTCAAACTACCTTTAAAGGTGGTTTTTGGGGGCGATCAAATTGGCAACTGAGAGGGGAGAATGCGCTCTGCAAAAGTGGTTTCAAACCGCGCGATGTGCTACAAGAAGTTTCTACGTTTACGTGCAAAAAAATCTACGTTTACGTGCAAGCTTACAACC